GCCAATTGTCTCAAAAGCAGACGAGAAGAAGGCTGGCGCGCGCACTTACGCCTACATCGTCGGCCCAGAGCAATTGCTGGACTACGCTTTTGACGATCAAGGCGAGCTGATGTGGGCATTGATTCAAGAGTGTGAGCGCGACGATGCTGACCCCTTAGAGTCATCTGGCGATGAAATCGAACGATTCCGCCTGTGGACAAAGAACGACTGGTCGCTCTACGAAGAGGTTAAAGAAGGCCGCAAGAAAGTGGTCAAGCTCATCGGTAGCGGCGTTCATGGCTTGGGCGTCGTGCCAGTCGTGTTAGCCGACAACGTGATTTCGGACGAAGAGTACGGTGCGCAATCGTTGATTGACGACATTGCCTACCTCGACCGCGCGGTAGCGAACTACCTGTCAAACCTGGACGCCATCATTCAAGATCAGACGTTCTCGCAACTGGCGATGCCAGCTCAGAACGTGCTGCCAGGCGAAGACAACTACACCAAACTGACAGAGATGGGCACCAAGCGCATCTTCTTGTACGACGGCGAGGGCGGCGCAGCTCCGTTCTACCTGTCGCCAGACCCAAAGCAGGCCCAGATGATTCTGGCCGCCATCAACAAGATCATTAACGAGATTTACCACACTGTCGGCTTGGCAGGCGAACGCACCAAGCAAGACAACGCAGTGGGAATCGACAACAGTTCAGGCGTTGCGAAGGCTTTTGACTTCGAGCGCGTGAATGCACTTCTGGCTGCCAAAGCGGACAGCCTGGAAGTCATTGAAAACAAGATCGCGCAAATCGTAGCTCTGTGGCACGGTGAGAAGCCTGAATCTGCGGAAGACCTCGTGTCCTACCCAGATGACTTCGACACTCGTGGACTCTACGATGAGTTCGATATTGCAGCTCGCCTCATGCTGATTGACGCACCAGAGACCGTGCGCCAGGAACAGATGAAGTCCGTGCTGGACAAGCTCTTCCCTCAGATCGAGAAATCGGCCCGAGCGAAGATGGAAAAAGCTCTCAAAGATTGGCCTACCGATCCTCTTGAAGCTGTCCCAACTACAGGGTCTCAAGAGACCCTAAGTCAAGGCGGCAACACGAAGGGAAACCTTCAAGTCAAGAACGATCCGAAGGCTAGTAAGCAAGGCCAAAACAATAAGCCTTAAACCCTCGGAACGACATAGCGACTTGTCGTTCCATTAACAACTCAATGACCAAGCGAACGGTCAGAAAGGTGACAGATGTTTGTAACTCGAAACGTATTTTTGAAATACATGGCTCCCCAAGGAGATGATGGCGGTGCAGGTGGTGGCGGTAGCGCTGGTGGTGATGACGCCGCAGCCGCAGCCGCAGCAGCAGCTAAAGCAGCCGCAGATGCAGAAGCCGCAAAAGCAGCCGCAGATAAGGCAGCAGCCGATAAAGCCGCAGCCGATGAAGCAGCCAAAGGGGGCAAAAAGCCAAGTGATGAAGAGGCCCGTCTTCTCAAAGAGAATATGAAGAAGAAGGAAGCGCTGGATAAAGCCAACGCCGAACTCAGCAAAGCTCAAGAACTGCTCAAGGCATTTGACGGCGTGAACGCCGACGAAGTGCGCAAACTTCTCTCGGAGAAGAAGACCGCCGAAGAGAAAGCTCTTGCAGCCGCTGGTGATTGGGATCGCCTCAAGACTCGCATGGCCGAGGAACATGGTAAGGAAGTGAAAACGCTGCAAGAACAGCTCGACGCCTTGAAGAGCGAGTTGAATCAAAAGACCAGCGCAATGAACGACCTGAGCATCGGAAGCCAATTTAGCCAATCGACATTCATCGCCGATGAATTGACGCTGACACCTGCAAAGGCGCGCGTCATCTATGGCGATCACTTCGATCTGGTGGACGGCAAAGTAGTGGGCTTTGACAAGCCTCGCGGCGCCGCCAACCGCACCGCAATGGTCGATCAGTACGGCTCGCCAGTAGGCTTTGAAGACGCGCTGAAGAAGATCGTTGAAGCAGACCCTGAGAAAGATCATTTGCTCAAGAGCAAAATGAAGCAGGGCGCCGCATCGGAATCCAAGAAACCTGTCGGCTCAGTGAAAACTGATACAAATATCGAAGGCATTTCGAAAATTGCCAGGGGTTTGAAGGGTCTTAACGTCGCTCAAATAAAATAACTCACGGGTGACTTGCTTTCTGTGGCATTTTGTGCTACAGTCATGCCCCATCGGTGACTTAGAGCGACTTGAGTACCGAATTATCAATTCGTCTCCACTGAAAGGACATTAAATGGCTCTTCTGAAAGCTGAAGCCGAGAAGCTGAGTAACAACCAGCTCGTCTCTGGCGTGATCGACCAGATCATCGAACGCGATGACCTGTTCTCTGTGCTCCCATTCACCGGCGTGAACGGCAAAGCATACGTCTACAACCGTGAAAACACTCTCGGTTCTGCTGACTTCCTCGACCCTAACGACGCTGTGAACGAAAGCGCCGCAACCTTCACTGAAGTTGTTGCCAAGCTGCGTATCCTGGCTGGCGATGTGGACGTGGACAAGTTCCTGCAAACCACAATGGGCGACACCAATGACCAAATGGCGATCCAAATCGCTAAGAAGGCCAAAGCTGTGGCTCGTGCTTTCCATCAAACCCTGGCTACTGGTGATTCCAGCGTGAACCCTAAAGCCTTCGACGGTCTGCCAACTCTGGCCGCCGCTGCTCCTAATACTCAGTTGGTGTCTGCCGGCACTAACGGTAACGCATTGACTTTGTCGATGTTGGATCAGTTGTGCGACGCAGTGCCTAACGGTGCTGACGTGATCGTGATGCGACGCGGCACAATCCGCGCATTCCGTGGCTTGCTGCGCGCAACTTACGGTACTGACGCTGTGATGCAACAGTTGGAAAACTTCGGTCGCCCAATGCTGACTCACAACGGCATCCCAGTCATCATGAACGAGTTCCTGGATGGCGGCGAAGACCAAGGCACCAACACCGACACTTGCTCAGTGTACGCACTGCGCTTGAACGAGTTGGATGGTTTGCACGGTCTGTACGGCGGCAATGACGCTGGCATCGTGGTCGAGAACATCGGCACTGTGCAAAACAAAGACGCAACCCGTATCCGCCTCAAGTGGTATACAGGTTTGGCATTGAAGTCGAGCCGTTCGATCGCTCGTCTCAAAGGTGTGACAAACATCTAAGCCTTGCGGGTAAGTCACAACTGACTTAGAATGGGGTGGGTTCAAAAGACCCACCCTTTTTCATTGGAAGGAAGAAATATGCAAATCATGATTACTCAACAGGGCTTCGAGTCCTTCACAGGTTCGATCGCTAACGTCGAATTTGAGAATGGCATCTCTAAAGGCCACGTCAGCAAACTGGAAGCAGACACCATTGGTGGCCTGTATCTGATCGAGACAATCGACGACGGCGAAGTCACCGAAGTGTCCAGCAAAGAAGTCACCGAAGAAACATCGGACGAAAAGACTGATGAAGCTGCCGGCAAAGAGGTTGTAGATCAAACCAACAACACGCCAGAGACAGACTAAGGAGTCGCTATGAAATTACGACTGACCCAAGCTGGCTTTGAGACCTACACCGGACAGATGGGTGTAGTGATGTTCAAGGACGGCCTGTCCGAAAGTGACGTTCTCCCAATCGACGCGATTCGTATCTCTGCCGCCTTGGGCGCAGAGTGGGAAGACGGCACCGCCGCTAACGTCGGCGAGATGTACCTCAATAACATGCACTCTCCAGCATTCGTTGGCGGCGACGACATTAACAGCATGTCAATGCCTGTAGAGGGCGAAGAAGCTCCTGTCAAAGCAAAGTCTCAAAAGAAGACCGAGGCAAAGCAAACAGAAGAGAAGCCAACCACCGAAGGCATCACCACTGAAGTCAAAGTCTACACGTACCAAGAGCTGTCCGACATTGCGGACACAAAAGGTATCAACGGCTTGCGTGAAGTTGGCGAACCGATGGGCGTGAAGGGCACTTCTATTGTCGGCATCATCGAAGCCATCCTGAAAGCTCAGGGCAACACGGCATCGAAGGAGTAAGCAATGACGGCGGTTTACCTGAACAACACGGACGTTTCGGTCGTCATTCCGTTCACGGATGCCGCCGGCAACGCTATCACCGTCACCTCGGCGAAGTATCGCGTTACCAATCAGGCTGACACCGAACTGGTGGCTCCGACTGACGTGGCTGTAGCCAACGGCGACACCGAGGCAACCATTCAGGTTCCCGCCGCGCTTAACGTGATTGCCACTGGGGCCACGCGCGAGATTCGCAACGTCGAACTCTACTGCGTCACAGATGGCAACACGGTGGTCATGTCTCAGTCGTATGGTCTCGAATCGACACAGCCGCTGCAAACTGGCGTGAACTCGTTTCAAACCTTCTCGCAAGCTCAATTGACGGCGCTCGACATTCCGAATCTCAGTGCCTGGGATGCGGCAAGCGATGCGGAGCAAGTGGCAGCGATGATTGATGCGCGTGAGCATATCGTCCAACTCAACTTCAACCTGCTGAACTCGAATGTTAACTTCGGCCAAGACTCTTTGCAGTACGTGCCGGAAGGTCAGTACCAGTCGTCCTACGTGGCGCGCAACAGCCTGTTTATCTTCAACGGTAACTTGGCAATCTTGAACGCTGCTCAATTCAACAATCTGCCAGAGCGCTTCAAGAAGGCTTTGCGCCAAGCTCAGGTTGTGGAAGCAAACAACATTCTGGGTGGCGACCCTTACGAAGAGAAGCGACAAGCTGGACTGATTCTGGACTCTATCGGTGAGAGCCGCCAGATGTTTCGAAGCACCAAAGCGCTGCATCTGCCAATCTGTCGTCGCGCGTTGGGCTACTTGAGCTACTTCGTCACATTCAACAAACGCATTGGACGCTCAGGATGATTTACGACGACTTCGGCGCGCAAATGAAGAAGGAATACGATGTGTTCCTTTTTGCGCTTGCGGGACGCTATTTGAGTGCTATGGCGCCTGGCGCTGAAGTCACTCCCAAAATGGTCAACGACTTGAAGGCTGATGTTGCCGATGTGCGAGATACGTACTTAAGTAGCGCCTCAAAGTCAATTACCGCATACGTAGCACAGCTTGAGAATGGCGACAGCACAGAGCAGTCTGTGACACTCATGAACGAGCTTGCTATGGTCACAAGTCAAAATATCAGCACCTTGATCGGTCGTATGAAGGGCGTTCACCAAGACGCCCTCAAGAGCGTGAAAAACGCTCATGGTGGCATCGGTCTGTTGCTGCAAAAGAAACTGGCGACACCGGAGTTCTCTGTCGAGACTTCTAGCGGACGCAAGTACAAAGCAGCCGACTACGTGCGTGGCATGACGCGAGACTTCGCATACCGTCTGTGGCTGTCAGCTCGCATGGAGCAGATTTCATGGACAACCGACCTCGCAACGGTTTCATACGACGATCCAACTCACGCTAATTACGGACTGGTTTTCTCCATCTCTGGCGACAGCACCGAGTATCCATCGTTTGCGTCGTTAGAGCGTTCGATCTTCCATTTCAACGCAAGCGCAAAGGTAGAGATGTATGTTCAAGCCTAATATCGACTGCACAATCGAAGTCGCTAACGGCGAGACGGACGTTTA